CAGCTGATGCAAACTTTACAGTTAATTTAAGAGGTGATGGTTCAAACTCTTTAGATGCATCTATGGACGTTGGTGAATCAATCACAGTTGCATACATCTCAAATCAAGGTGGAACAGCTTATTACAATACTACAGTACAAGTAGATGGAACTACAGTAACTCCAGTATGGCAAGGTGGAGCAGCACCAACTGGTGGTAATACTAACTCAAATGATGTGTACACTTACACAGCCATTAAAACTGGTGGTTCAGTATTTACTGTACTTGCAGCTCAAACGCAATTTGCGTAGAAATTAGGAGGATAGAAAGATGCCAATATTAAGTGGTTTTGGAGCAGGATCAGCGAGAGGATTTGGCCAACGAGGCGGTGGCGGAAATCCTTACATAGAAGCTACAGGTGGTACAGAGACTACTTGTGGAGATTATAAAATTCATACATTTACTGGACCAGGGACTTTTTGTGTTTCTAAAGCAGCAGACTGTGCGTCTGAAAACGTAGTTTCTTATATGGTTGTTGCTGGAGGAGCCGGTGGTGGTGTTTCAGGTGGTGGAGCAGCAGGAGGTTTTAGAGAATATAAAAATTCTTGTGATCCTTATACTGCAAGTCCATTAAACGGAAACCCAGGAGGTTGTTCTGTTACAGTTTGTGTTTCAGCTTATCCAATAACCGTAGGAGCAGGAGGTTCTTTAGCACCAGGTTCATCTCCTAAACAAGGAGGTAGTGGTAGTAATTCAATTTTTTCAACAATAACATCAGCTGGCGGCGGCGGTGGTGGAGGTGCTAACGCACCAACACCTGGCGTTACTACTGGAGTCCCCGGCGGATCTGGTGGCGGCGGTGGTGAGTCGGGAGGAGCTACAGGTAGCGGTAATACACCTCCAACTAATCCACCTCAAGGACAGCCAGGATCACCTGGAAGACCATGTAATGGAAGAGGCGGTGGCGGAGGAGCAACCAATACTCCTCAAACAGCAACTAATTCACCGGGACCAGCTGGTGGTCTTGGCCTTGGCGGTGATGGAGCGGCTACAGGAATTAATCCAAGTACATGTGTCGGAACACCAGGACCAACTCCAGGAAGATGGTTTGCTGGCGGTGGACAAAGTAACCCAAGCTCTCCGACTGCTGGAGGAGCCGGTGGAGGAGGAAATTCTGGACTCCCAACTCCTGGAGGTTATAGTGGCACGACAAACACTGGAGGCGGTGGTGCAGGTGGAGATGGTGCCGGCGGTTCGGGTATTGTAATTATAAGGTATAGGTATCAATAATATGGCACATTTTGCAAAAATATCAGAAGAGAATGAAGTATTAGCTGTTTTACGTGTTAATGATGAAGATGCTCCTAATGAATCTGCTGGTCAAGCTTATTTAGAACAACACAATAATTGGCCTGCTCATTTATGGATTCAAACTTCTTACAATACACAAAATGGCGTTCACAAAAATGGTGGTACACCTTTTAGAGGAAATTACGCATCTACAGGTTATATTTGGGACCCAGATAATCAAATTTTTTGGCCTAAAAAACCTTATGCTTCTTGGGTAAAAAATATGACAACTTTTGAATGGGAATCACCAATTGGTAATGCTCCAACGTTAACAACAGAACAAGAATCTCAAAATGACGCTTTAACTCATTTATGGAGTTATGAGTGGAATGAAGACAATCAAACCTGGAATTTGACAAATCTTTTAGTTTAATATATATCGTTATAACGATATGAGAAAGCACGTACTAACAGAACAAGCTATATATTATGGTGATGTTTCAATGCCACAATATTGGGAGATAGATAGAGATTATTTATCTAACCAAATTTTATATTCTAATTTAACAAATAATGAATTTTTATTTTCTCCAACTTGGGACAAATTAAATAAATACATTATAGAACACGTTAATCTTAAATATCAATTTAAATTAGTAAATAAAAAAACTTGGGGAAATATTTATAAACCTTTAGAAAAAGAAACTTATTTATCTAAGGTTGACCCAATTGATTTAAAAAATTCTCCTGATTTTGTATTATTGTATGGAGTTAATGTGGAAGATTGTAATATTAAAATTTTTTATGATGATAATAGAAGAAAAGGTAGGTCATGGATAATGCCTTTAAAAAACAATAAATTCGTTATGTTTCCTTCTACAAATTCATATACAATTATAAATGATCAAAAAAATAATTTAAATTTTATACAAACAATAACTTATGAATTTGTCTAATTATTATTGGGCTTTTAAATCTGCAATACCACCTAGAATATGTGATAACATAATTAGATACGGTTTATCTAAACAAGAAAAAATGGCTGTAACAGGTGGAATAGGTGATAAAAAATTAAATAAAGAAGAGATTAGAGATTTAAAAAGAAAAAGATTTTCAGATATTGTTTGGTTAAATGATCCTTGGATTTATAAAGAAATTTATCCATATATTTATACAGCTAATAAAAATGCAGGTTGGAATTATCAATATGATGTATCAGAAGCTGCTCAATTTACAAAATACAAATTAAATCAACATTATGATTGGCACTGTGATTCTTGGGATAAACCTTATGAAAAAGAAGGACCAGAAAAAGGTAAAATTAGAAAAATATCTATGACCCTTCAACTAACCGATGGTTCAGAATATAAAGGTGGTGAATTAGAGTTTGATTTTAGAAACTATGACCCTCATATGAGAGATGCATCAAAACATGTAATAACAGTAAAAGAAATTTTACCTAAAGGATCTATTGTTGTGTTTCCATCATTTTTGTGGCATAGAGTACAACCAATAACGAAAGGAGTAAGATATTCATTAGTTCTATGGACACTTGGATATCCATACAAATAAAACGATAGATTATAAAATAATAAAAATGAACGATATTAATTTATATTCTTTGTCTAATTATTATTCATTGGGTCAATTAAAAGGACACAAACGTTTTAAAAAACAAATTTTAAATGAAATTGACATCACTCCATTTCAAAAAACTCAAGATATTTCTAAATGCGATTGGGGCGTGCCAAGAGATAAAGAAAGAATTTATGGCAAAACATTTCTTAATTTAATTAATCCTTATTTAAAAAATTTAAGTAAATTAATAAATGCTACGGAATTTAATTTACAAAATTATTGGTTTCAACAATATGAAAAAGGTTCTAAACACGATTGGCATATTCACCCTAATTTAAATTATACAGGAGTTTATTATTTAGAGTATCCAGATTTAAAAGTTAAAACAGAACTATATGATTTTGTTACTAAATCTATAATTAATATTAAAAAAATAAAGGAAGGAGATGTATTGATTTTTCCTTCAAATATTATACATAGAGCTCCAGAAGTAAAAGATAATAAAAGAAAAACAATAATATCTTTCAACATGGATTTTACTATGTTTGATTTTAAAAAAATAAAAAATATTATAGCTAGAAAGAAAGGTTAATAAAATGGAAAAAGTAGATTATTTTAAAACACCTATATGGGTTGAATACAAACCTGAATTTGTTAATGCTTTGAATAAAGCATCTAATAAATATATAAAAGAAGCTAAAAAAAGGGATAAAGAATATATTAAAAAATTTGGTGACTTTGGAACAAGCTATCATTCTACACCACTTACTATAGACAATGATTTTAAAGATTTAAGAAATTATATAGGTCAAAAAGCTTGGGAGTTTTTAGATTATCAAGGTGTTGACATGTCTCAATACGTTAACATTTATACTGAATTTTGGGTTCAAGAATTTTCTAAAAATGGTGGTGGTCATCACAATGCACACATACATTGGAATCAACATGTATCAGGTTTTTATTTTTTAAAATGTAGTGAAAGAACTTCTATGCCAGTGTTTCATGAACCAAGAACTGGAGCAAGAGCAACTAAATTAAAAATGAAGCCAAACATTGGTATATGTCATACAACAGAATTAGTTCACTTTAGACCAAAACCTGGAACTCTTGTAATGTTTCCTGGTTATTTAGAACATGAGTTTTCAGTAGATCATGGTAAGGATCCATTTAGATTTATACATTTTAATATTCAAACTCTTCCCAAAGAAGTAGTAAAAGATGTCTAATACAAAATATTTTATATGAGTTTTAAAAAAAATAAATATATAATTATAAGAAAAGCAATTGACAAAGATTTAGCTACATTTCTTTTTAATTATTTTTGTATAAAAAAACAAGTTCATGATACATGTTTAAAAGAAAGATATATTTCTCCTTATGATCAATTATTAGGTTATTATGAACCAGAACTTGATGGACAGGTAGTTAATACCTATGCATCTTATTCTGACATTGCTATGGAGACTTTGTTATTAAAATGTCAACCGGTTATGGAAAAATTTACAGAGTTAAAATTATATCCTGCATATACTTATGCAAGAATGTATAAAAAAGATGATGAACTTAAAAGACATAAAGATAGATTTAGTTGTGAAATATCTACAACAATGTTTTTAGGTGGAGACGAATGGGATATATATTTAGAACCATCAGGCAAAGAAGGAATGAAGGGTCTTAAGGTTCAACTTAAACCAGGAGATATGCTAGTTTACAGAGGTCAGGAATTAGAACATTGGAGAGAAAAATTTAAAGGTAATGAATGTGCACAAGTTTTTTTACATTATAATAATACTAAAACAAAAGGTTCTAAAAACAACATGTTTGATAGACGTCCACATTTAGGATTACCAAATTGGTTTTGTAAAGATTAATTTAAAAAATGAATATTTTATCAGTTCATTGCTCTCATGATGGGTGTATGACATATGTAAAAAATAATGAAATTATATTTCATACTCAGTTAGATAGATATAATAGATTTAAACACAGTACCCTTCCTGTTAAATCAGTATTTGATGTATTACATACTATAAAAATAGATAAAATTTTATTAACATCTTTAAGACCTATAACAATGCCTACAACTACGGTTTGGGAAGATATGTTGAAATACGACAATAAACTAAAAAATGTAGAAATAGTATTTTACGAAGATTATTATCATCATTTATTTCATGCATATTGTGCTTTAACTTGGAATAAAAAATTAAAAAACATTTTAGTATGCGATGGTGCCGGTGCTAAATATAAAGATAATTTAGAACAGGAAACTTTATACTCTTATGATAAAAAATTAGAACATATATCTACTGAATCAAATGGAATTGGAGTCCGTTATGAAATGTTTACAGGGAAACATTTTTCTCATGAATTAGATTGTGGAAAGACAATGGCTTGGAGTTTATATGATGAAAGACCTGCTAAGATACAAGAAAACTTTGAAAATGAAATGACTGAACTTATCAGTCAATGGAATCTTAAAAAAGATATCCACTTTACAGGAGGTTGTGCACAGAATGTTTTATATAATTCTAAATTATTAAATAAAACAAAAAATTTATTTTGTGATCCTTTTAATGGGGATTTTGGAATAAGTATAGGTGCAGCTAATTTTTACTTAGGAGGAAAAATTAAAAATGATAATATATACTTAGGTGTTCCTCAAGAATTAAATACAGATATTTTTTTAAAACATAAA